TCTGATCCTGGAGAGCAGATAGCTGCATTTGATGATTTGATTCAAGGGTGGAGATTTGCTGTTTGTAATCAGTCTCCAGTTGTTCAATCGTTTGATTATACGTAGATACCATATCATCATCCACCCCCTCGGGTGCAGGATTGAACAGATTCTTCAGTTTTTGGAACAGTTCTTTTTTCATCGTGTTGTTATTAGAAAAGTATTTAAGCATGAACTCAATGATGGTTTCAGGTTTCTTGGCAATTAGCCATGAAATAGCAGGGTTCTCATCAAGGAACCGGGTAGCCTGGTAAGAGAATGAATCTACCGCAAACAACGATTTCGTTGCAGCAGGATCATCCACCAGATCAGTAGCCAACAGATCCTGAATACGGGTAAGGGGATACTCTCCATTTCCAACAGCCGGTTCATCAGGAATAAAAGCAATAGAAGCCCCAAACATATCAGGGTTGTTCTTAGCCATCTTCAGTATGTAATCATAGAGATTACCCGTAGGGGATGAACGGCAAACCTCATCGAGGTAAAGATCAGCCAACACAGCATCCCCCTCAACCTGGAAATTCCTGAACCTCCCGATATAGGTACCGAAAGTAGAACTACACATATTGGGATGACCAAACCTGGCTTTCACACCATTCTCCTTGCTATTGCCATGAAAAGCAATCTGAGAAAGGGTCACAGAATCGATTTCTTCAAAGTACGATTTGACCTTCCCAGCTTGTGCTACCACTACCCTATGGAGCACCCCGTTAGGCTCATCTAATTGCCCCACTTTGAATATAACCGAAGGAGTTGAAAATACGTTCATAGTCAGATAGTTAGAATTATATGCAAAGATAGCTATGTGACACCCAAAAACTCTCATAAAAATTGGCAAAAAGCCTGATAGATAGTTGTTTACGCTCTAATTATTTCGTATATTTGCAAAAAACGGCTAATGAGTACAGATACACTAAAAGTTGTCACTGATTTGAAAGAAAAATACGGTATAGACGTAGAGCATCTTATTAGGTTAGGATTGCTCCCCGCCAATGCAGCCAAGAAATGGTTGGTCAAGGCACTATACTTTGACTGGGCAAAAGATGGAAACACCATTGAAAAAGGAGGAAGAACTTACACAGATATAAAGATGGAGCTGAGTATTGAATATGGGATCAGCATCAGCAGCATAGAAAAGCTAATTTACCGACAAACAGGATCGTAACTACCTAAAAATAAGGACTATTATGGTTGTTAGAAATGAAAAAGGGCAATTTGCCAAAGGACATGGAGGCAAGCCCAAAGGAGCTAAAAACAGGATAACCGCCAAACAAAAAGAGCGGGTAGAGTTCGTATTGAACCTACTGGAAGAAACCCTGGAAGAAGACATGGAAAACATGAAACCCAGGGAACGAGTTGAATTGTGGGCAAGCCTGCAAGAGTTTATCAGACCGAAACTCCAACGGATGAACCTCGACATCACCCCACCGGAAGACAAGATCACCAAAATCACCTTTGAAGTGGTGAAAGGGAATTGAGAGTTGAGAATTGAGAATTGAGAATTGAGAACGAAGTGGGTATGGAGAAGTCGGTGAAAGTCTCGGTAGTATTTGAGAAGAACTACCATGCTAAAACAAAGATCGTTGTAAATCAGGGAGGTAGCAGATCGGGTAAGACATACTCCATCCTTCAGTTATTGATCCTCGTAAAGGCGTTTGAAGCCTCTGACATGGTATTCTCCATCGTCAGGAAAAGTATGCCGGCACTAAAAGCATCTGCCATGCGGGATTTCTTTGAGATCCTGAAGAATGAGGAACTCTATGACGAAAGAGATCACAACAAAACAGAGAACACCTACATACTGAACGGAAACCTGTTTGAGTTTATGAGTCTGGACCAGCCCCAGAAGAAACGGGGAGCCAAGCGAACCTACCTGTTCATCAACGAAGCCAACGAACTCACCCTGGAAGATTGGATTCAATTATCTTTAAGAACTGAAAAACAGATCTTTATAGATTACAATCCGTCAATGGATGAACATTGGATCTATGATACCGTTATTCCAAGACCCGATTGCACCTTCATTCACTCCACCTATCTTGACAACATACAGTTCCTGCCAGAAGAACAGGTCAGAGAGATTGAGAACCTTAAGAATGTAGATCAGAACTACTGGAGAATCTATGGTTTAGGGGAAATAGGTCAAATACAAGGACTTATCTTCACCAACTGGGAAGTAGTGGATACATTTCCGTCAGATTGCAAATGGATCACCTACGGGCTTGATTTTGGCTTCTCCAACGATCCAACAGCCCTCATCAAAGTAGGAATGTCTGGAGGCGAGGTCTTTGCCGATGAACTCATTTACAGTCGGGGCTTGACCAATCAGGATATTGCCAGATGGATGCATGACCTGGGTGTAACCAGGTCGGATGAAATCATTGCCGACAATCAGCCCAAGTGCATTTATGAAATCAGGCAGGAAGGATTCAACGTAAAACCAACCTTCAAGGGAGCTGATAGCATCATTACCGGGATTGATATACTCAAACGCTTTAAGATCAATGTCACAAAGAGATCCTTGAATCTGATACGGGAGCTGAAAAACTACAAATGGAAAGAGGATGCGTCAGGGAAATCGCTGAATGTACCGGTGGATCGATTCAATCACGGGATAGATGGGCTCCGGTATGTGTGTATGTTCAGGAATCTGGGTGGCAGGAGAATGGTGAGGGTACGGAAAGTTGGATGAGGCTGCCCTTTGTGGCGAAGTTTACGGAGCCACTATGGGCAGAAAATAGCGAAAAAAGGGTAAGGAACAAACGCAGGCAGCCCAGCGGAATGCCCACGAGGAACAAAGTGACGAAGTGGCATGGAGCGTAGGGCTGACAAGTTTGTGGATTACTCTTTTGAGCGGAACGAAAGCTTCTCGTTGTACTGATTCCGGAAAAAGATGAATTAGCACTTGCGGTCACTCCTGAAGCTGCGAAGGATGAGCAGCAAAGGGGTGACCATAGTGGTTGGATTACCGAAAATAGGAAACAAGCCAACCTGTGCCGAAAGCAGGGATCAGTCAGGGGAAACGGTTGATGTCCGGAATATGCCCTGCTGGAGGCACTGGTTGGTGGTGGAGTATATCAGCGGCTTCGGCTGGCTGTCTGGGGAATGTATAAGCAGAGCACAGAACTTGGGTTTTTGTTCGTTGAGCGAAGCGAAGCGCAAAAACACAATAACATGGTTTGGGTTACCAACATGGTGAAATAGCACTCTTACTCAATCTTCTCGTCCGACTACCGGGATATTTAACATAATTGGTTTATAGGACTGCCGCCGTACTGACCCAATGGCAGTTAATGGCAAGGCAGCCACAGTGGTAACATCATCTGTAAAGTAGAGAGGATATGATAGCATACCATTGTGGATGCCGCCCATTAACTGACGTTGATCGAAGAAGCATACTGTTATTAGCGGCTGCTCCTATAAATGCCTGTTATGTTAAATAGACCGTACTCGTCGTGCTGGTGTCCGGAAACCATTAGAGTAGAAGGAGTTGGGCACTCCTGATCCTGTGAAGAATGAACAGGGAAGGTGTGCCCTATACAGGGCTTGATTACCAATTTAGTTAGCAAGCCAACCGGTACCGGAGGCAGGGTTCAATCTGGGAAATAGCTTTGGGTTTGGAGTAAGCCCTGCCGTGAGGTAGGGGTTGGCGGTGGATGTTATCCGCGTAAATATTATTTTGGATACCAACAATCCTTTAGGGATTCGACTTAGATTCTGGTTTGGACTTAGGTGTCTGCTTCGGTCTTATGACCCCCTTATCCTTTAAAAGCTCATTTACATCAATCGAAGGAAGAGTATATTTACCAAAAGGGCCATGTGACGTCACATTCGAAATAATTGACCGTAAGCTGTTTATACAAATAGGTACTCCAGAGTAATAGAGAAGATTACCCTTATCCTTTTCAGTATTAACAATAGATTCATCAAATTCAAAGACACCGGCGCCCTCACTGAAAATGGAATATCCAGGTAATTTGGGGCTGGAAACATTGACTTCAATCTTGACAAATAATTGAAATGTGGGTTTCTGTATATCCTGAATAACAAAATCAATATCAATTGGATATGAATCTGTCAGTTCTTGAATACTTACTATATCTTTTGACGATGGAGGGATAAACTCAATAGTTTGTCTAAGAAGTAAAAAGTTCTTCAAGATTAAAGGCGATTTTTTTGCTAACATGTTTATGCTGTTCTACGAAATTCTGACTCTTGTGGTACAACTTGATTTTCTTTTTGGTTATATGACGGTGGAAAACTATGAAATGTCCAGAATCCTTGGATATTTCCTTGATTTTCATAAATCTGGTCACTAGTGTCTATTAAAAAATGTTAAAAAAAATTAAGCTCCAACTGCAATTGCCCATCATCATGGTTTTGTCCCGGTTCTTCAAGCAGGAACAGTTCCTTGATATTGTCTTTTGCCAGGAGAGAGCTTCCCAAGATTCTCAATATTTCATAGACGCTCCTGTTGAGTTTCAGCCTTCTTCCAAGAATAGCAATAGTACAGTATGTGATAATAGCTACATAGACTTGTATCCTTACGGCATTCTCAGTATTTCCCCAGAAGGACTTGATGCGCAGATGACCTTTCATCCATTTAAAGAAGTTATGCAAAGCTTTACATAATTTTTTTTATGCAAAGTATATCCTTATGCAAAGTCGAAGCAAAAGTCGTATTGTAGATCAGTTGGTTATAAGGCAACTTTACACTACGACTTTGCATAATAATATTAGCGTTGAAGGCTTTTTAGCCAACC